ACAAGCATCTTTCTTACCCTCATCTACAAGGTTACCTTCTGGTTCAAATGAATTTTTTTGAGTCACGATTTTTGCTGCTCCTTTTCTATCGGGATTTGGATCTTCTTTGCGCTTTTTAGCAGCTCTTTTATCTCTTTCATCTTTACTCATTGCAGAACGATCATCTGCATCACGGCAATATGGTTTAGTTGTTTGACCTGGTTGTTTAGCACAAGGTTTTCCATCATATTTACCACCAGCTTGTTTCCAACCACCACCTTTAAACCAATCACGAAGGGAATATCCTTTATCCTTTGCTGACTTACCATCTCTTTTTTCCGTGATGGTTTCTTCATTAGTTACATAATCTGCTGCAGTGTCAATATAATCTGCTGCCTTGGTAATTTTTGATTGAACCCATGCCTTGAGTTCACCTTCACCTTTCTTGCCCATTTTTTTCTCAAGACGAGAAGCAGCGTTCTTTATAGTTTTAAGTTGAGAACGAGCCATAGAATATTCGTGATCTTTCTTCTCTTCACTCATACCGCCACCACCATCTCCACCATTACCATTTCCATTAGTATTGCCATTACCATCGTTACCATTTCCGTTAGTATTTTTATTTTCGTCAGATTCCTCATCTTTTTCACGACGAAGCCATCCACCCATTCCTACACGGTAACCTGTGGGAATTTTTTTACATTTTTTATCTTGATAGCAGTAATAATAACCCTGCTTACACTTACTCATTACTGTCAGAGTCTGAATTACTATTATTTAGAAAACCTTGCTTTAGTAATTTTTGCAAATCGGAAGTTGATCCAACAAATAATGCATTATTAGTAACATTATTTGTTGTATTCACCGAAGAGTCATCCTCTAAATCTTTCACTTTCTTTTGAAGATCTACTAATTTATCGGTAGTATCAGCAACACTTTTAATAAGTTGACCAGCAACTTCATATGCTCTTGGGCTTCCACCTTCACCAGCAAGTTCCATAATTCCATTGATCGCTTCCTGACCTTTTTCAATCAAAGAATACAAATTTGCACGAGTATATTCATAATCTTTTGTTAAATCCTGATTTGTTTTATCTGGAATTTTTAATTCTGTAGGTTGTCCTTCTGCTTCGACAATCTCACATTTTGTATTGAGAGCATCATCGATAGAATCAAATTTATCAGTCATAAATTAAATATCAAGTTTTCTGGTTGGACTAAAATCTGCTCCAGTCTCAAAGAAATCCGTTGATTCACTAAATCCAAAATCATCTCCAGGAATTATGAGTGCATCATCAGCAGTGCTGAGGACATTAAGTTTCGCTCCTTTAACATGTTCCGTAGCAATAGTAGAACTAAATGCCCTTTCAACAGTCATTGAATTACTTGTCTTAGATTTAATCTTCATAATTTCAGTACCAACAATAACTCTATCATTAACTTCAAAAGTTGATGTATCATTTAAGGTAATAATAGATTCTGTAGTAGTTACATTTTCTGCCAACAATGCTCCAGTATCATTATCATAATCTTTTCTTGCTGTAGGAGTTGCAGTATATCTAACTTCTCTCTTAGCAGTCCTGGGATTACTATCACTGTAGTAATCAACCTGAACTTTGCGGATAATTCCATCGGTGCTATCTGCAATAGGACCAAACAGATATGTTTTTGCTGTAAATTGTAATGTATAAATTAATGCTCTACGAGTAGAGAAATCTCCCTCATAATCATCTTGGAAGGATATACTATCAAGAACAACTGGAATATCCCTCTTTTCTCCAATAGAATCTATTAGTTCTACTGTAATATTGAATGACGGTTGAAAATATGGAAGAATTTGTTCAACAATTTGTAAAGCATCATCATTTAGTTTTGTCATAATATTCAGTTCAAATCCAAGATTATATGGCACTGGCATATAAACTTTTTTAACTTTAGTATTATTATCAACTGCTTTAAATGTTTGAGTTACAGATACTTTCCTTGTAGCATCGTATGAGATGCTATTCATCTCAAATGACATCCTAGGTAAAGTAATCTGAACTGATCTGTTAAGATCCTGCTGCTGTTCTAATCTTGCTAAAAACTTTTGTGCAGGACCATATGCTAGTGGTACTTTAATCTCACTTTCAATATTTCCGTTTGAATCATCATGTTTCACGTAAATTTGATTAAACAGAGTTCCAAAAGAAACAACTGTTTTTCTAACTATTTCGTGATAAAAATAAGTACCTAGCATTAATAATTACCAAAGGGATTCGATTCTGTAAAATCAACTATAAGATCTGCTTCTAGTTCGATAGAAGTATTGTCGGTATATTTATCATATACATCATCATTAGTATGGAAATCAACTGCAAAAGTTGCAGAGGATGCAGCACCAACTATTATTTCTCCATTTGTGAAGACACCATCAACATAAGAAATTTTAAGAGTTTTCGTATCAGCGTCCCAATTTTTAACTCTTGCAGTTGTTCCCGAACTAGACCCAGTAATTAACTCATTAAATTCATATGCTCCAACTCCAGATATTGTTGGGGGATCTGCAATTGTTATTGTTGGAGCAATAGTATATCCAATTCCAGTATTAATAATTCTTATACCTGTAACAATATTTCCTTCAGAAACTTCTGCTCTCGCTGAAGCAGTTTCTGTGCTCTTAATCGAATCACTATTGTCGATAGTGACTGTAGGGTTACTTTCATAACCACTTCCAGGATCTATAATTGTTAGTGCTGTCACTGTTCCTCCAACACCAATAGTAGAAGTTACTATGGCAGTGTTTATACCAGATGCTGGTGTTGATAATATCACTGTAGGTGCGCTTGTATACTCTATTCCAGGATTAGAGATGGTTATGGCGGTGACTGTGCCTCCAATGCCTGTTGTAGCGGTTGCTACGGCACCTGATGAAGGTATGGATATGGATACTGTTGGTGAAACTGGATATCCGGATCCAGGATTATCAACAGCAAATGAAACAACACCCTTTTCTTGTGTTTCTATTAGGCAAGTAGCTGCAGCACCTACTCCATCACTACCGTAAATGCTTATTGATGGAGTAGTTGTATATCCAAATCCAGCATTAGTTAAAACTAATTCTTTTACAGATCTAATACCTGAAATAGAAGTTGTTATAGCAACAGCTGTTGCAGTTCCTCCAGAAACTGGCGAATCATCAAATTGGACAATAGGTGTTGTTGTATATCCACTTCCATCATTATTTAAAAATATTTGTCTAACATAACCAATATTAATAACTGCCGATGCGGAAGCAGTTTCACCTATACCGAGCACTTGTAATGTAGTAATATATCCTTCTTCTTTAATTTGAGTGTCAATTTCCTCAACTGAAGTGCTAATAACTTCATCTTCATATTCAAAGAGTTCGCATTTAAGTTGATATACGTAGTTTTTTCCTAACTGATAAAAAGGATCCTCATGTTCTACAAATTTAACTTCAAATAATCTTTGACCTAATGGAAAATATACTAGATCACCTTCTCTAGGTCTAGATGCAAGAATAATTTCATCTTCACTTTCTCCAGAAAGAAAGGTTGCAATATAATCATCATATCTTTCTTTAGATATTGTAATTGTCAACTCATCTTTAAGAGACATTCCAAATTTTGTTAGAATATCTCCAGCTCCAGAGTGACCTTCAAATGTATTAACATACGCCTCAATAGTATAGTTATCATCAAATTTAGATGATTCGATTTCATTAAATATAGTGTCTTTATTGACAATTTTTCTTGGAATGTATGTTACATCAACACCATACATTCTGAGTTGTTCATTAATTAACTCCTGAACAAGTCTTTGTTCGGAAGAAGAACCTTGTAGAAAGAACGGATTAAGTGCCATTATCCAATAAGATCGAGAGGTGGTAATTCATGTTCAAGTAGCATAGTCTGCTTAAGTTGTTCTATTTCTTTTTCGGCATCTTCATAAATTTCTCTACCATTTAATTCAATACCACCTGGTAACTTAACTCCTCTAAACTTAATTAGATTTTGACCCCATTGTCTTTTAATAAGTGATGTTAGATATTTTTTAATAAAACTATCGTTATAAACTTGAGTAAAAGATGCTGGATCAAGTGCTCTGTAGCAATCAATAATTAAGAAATTTCCAGCACTTTGAGAACTCCAATCAATATCAAGATACATTCTATCTTGACGCTTATTAAATCTGATTTGCTTATCTGTTGTTAATAAATGGTCAATATCTTCAAGATAACTTTTAGTCATTGCATATTGCAATAATTCAACTGAACCAAAATGATATAAGTCATTTAAAAATAATTGATATTTAATATTGAACATCCCCCCAGAAACGGTGCTAGTATCAAATTTAAATACCTTTTCAATTCCAATTACAGAATCTGGAACTTGTATAAAATTAGAATTTTCATAAAAACTTGATGTAAAAGTTCCAGAACCACTATCTACAGATGTTGCTGTAGTAGTTACGATGCCAACACCATTAGTTCCGTTTGCTTTTCCTCTATCAATATCTTCTTGTTGAATTTGATACTTGAGATACATTCTCTCAACACCATCGAAATGGCGTTCATTAAAATATTGAATGGCATCATCAACCAAATCATCAATTTGATCATCATCAACGTTTATTTCTAGTACTGGAGCACCTAAACGCCTTAAACAATAATCAATTAATCCTTGACGTGTTGATGGTTTTGCCATTATTCTTCAACCTCTGAGTTCTGATAATCATCATCTTTTTTTGGAGATTTAGATTTAATAGTTACTGGTTCTGGTTTTTTTAAATCCAAAAGTTGAGATAGTAACTTATTTTTTTCATCTTCAAACTCTTGCGTTAGAGTTTGAATTTTCGCCTCCAATAAAACGTTTTGATTGGTTAGTGCTGATAATTTTTTATTATAAAGATTCACTAACACATTGATATCTACTTCACTATTCATAATATCTAGAAGGTTCCTCCATCAATTGTTGATGTCCAAGTTGGTTTGCTAGTATATGTAGTAGCAACATTAGATGGATTTACGTTAGCACTTACACCATCATCAACAATATCGTTAGTTGTATCAAACGTTCCTTGAACACCGATTAACGTCACACTATTTGATGAAGATGTTGTGGTTTTAACCATACCATACGCTGCACTGTTATTTTGCTGCGTAATTTGTGATCCTGCAGCTAAAGATGCATTACCACTTAAAGTAAGAACAATCTCAGTAACTGCTGTTAATATTTGAGTAGATGTTACTGTTGTATTAGCATCACCTGGTTGATTTGTGGATCTTTGTAAACCTTGATTGTCAAAGAATACAATACCATTGGTATCGAAATTGCCAGATTGGTAGTAAATACCTTTAACATCTAGAAAACCTTTGGTTCCAGATACAACACTATTGTTAATAGTTGAATCTGGAATATAAGTCCATCTTCTACTATCATCAGCATGTGTTCCGTGATTTAAATCACCTGCAGAACTTGCGGCAATAGAACTATCATCTAAACCAAAAAATCCAGTTTTATTATTATCAGTTCCACTACTAATATTATAGTCAAAAGAAATACCACGGTCTGTATTGGTGTCAAATCCGTGAGTTAAAGTAACTTGAGTTGTAGTGCTAATACCAGCAGAAGCAGTACCATCAAAAGTGATGATTTTATCTCCGGCATTAATTGATGCAACGGTTGCAATACCTGAAGGACTGATACCGGCAACTGTTAGTGTATCACCAGTGTTAATTCCAACAGTAGAATCTAATCTGATAGTGCTAACGCCAGCTTGAACTGTCGACATGACAGTTCTAGCACTGGTTACATCACCCAGATTAAAAATAGATTCATTTACGGTAACCGCACTCGAATTTACAGTAGTCGTAGTACCATCAACTTGGAGATCACCTTTAATAATTACTGTGCCTTCATTACTAAATCCATCGGGATATGGATCAATATAAAGTTCGTTTCCTGCACCAGGTCTAGTTGAAATAATATTAGATGAAATACCAACATTATCAATTAAAAATTGACTTCCTGTAGGTAAGTTATAGGTTACGTTAGTATTATATACCCAAGGAGCTCCAGTAACTTGAACACTATCAGTTCCATTTTCATCATATTCGATTTTAGCATCTTTACTATCACCGAAAGTTAGAAACTGGTCATCTGGAATTACAACTTCTCCAGATCCATTTGTCCTAACAACAATATCGCCATCAGTATCATTGGATGAAAGAGTATTTCCATCTAATGTTAAATTATCTACTGTCCATTGGTCTACTCTAGGAAGACGACTAATCGCTCCTGTTCCTCCAGGATTTCCACCATTCTCTGTAAGGAGAAGTGGAATAAAACCATTTGCTGGGGTTGTTGGGTTATCTTGACCCGCAATTAAACCCGGAGCAATACTTAAAAGATCTGTGTAATATCTACCACCAATTAGTTGTGGGTTTTGGGAGTTATCTCCAGCAAATACCCTTCCACCTCTATTACCATGCGTGCCGACGCCAATAGTAACAGCAAGTTCACCATAATTTAGAGTACTGGGTGCAGAAGTACCAGTAGATCTTTTGACTCTAATGATACTTGCCATTAGAATGAGCCTCCATTAATATCTAAATTCTGTGTAGTTCCTGGTGTTAACTCTAGAGTTGCATCAAATTTATTAGTAGTGGAGTTATATACAAGAACCATACCGTTCTCTAATCCACTACTAATATTAACATCACTTAAACCGGCAAGAGTTCCGGAAGTATCTCCGGTAATTGAAGAAACAACTTTAATTGCGTTTTGTTGGCCTACTCTTACTTTTATATCAGGCATATGATCATACCTAGTCGATAATTATCAGGATCTAAAATATATTTATACTCCTTAGACTCCTTAGAATCCTAGTTTACCAATAACCTCTTGTTGCTTGAGATAAAGTTTCACATACATTTTACATAAATTTCTTAATTCTTCAATATCTCTACATTCGTCAATCTCTCTAGCTTGTTTTTCATATTCAAATGATTTAGATACCGAGTCTAAAGTAATTTCATTTGGATTTTCCATCGATTAACTCCATAAGTAAGTTTTTAATCTGTTGAACATCTTTTTTTAATTCAGATATTTCATTTTTTTGATTTTGACGTTCTTTTCTCATTTTAATATATTGATTATATTCAAATGTGTCACAATTAACAATTGCACCCGAATTTTGGTCTCGGAATAAATTTTTATGTCCATCAACGGGTATCATGCTAGTGCAATTGCTCTTAGATCTTGGAATATTGGTGCATATGCCTCATTATCCCCACTCATAACTATTTTAATTGAGAATCCTGTAAAAGATTCTAAATTATCTGCTGTGAATTGATACTCTAAGAATTCATTTTGCACACTTGCTCTAGTTTGCACATCAGGTAATCCATCATTTAAGTATGTATCTATTACGGAATCGCCAATACCATCACCGTCCGTATCTCTTAAATTATTATATCCTGGAAATAGTTCATATGTTTGTTCAACTTCACTTGAATCTGGTCTGATTAACTTATAAAGAACTCTAAAATCACTAGAAGAGTTTCTATATGCAGTTAATAAAACTTTTAATGAAGATGCTGGTTTATCTAAATTAACTATATTGGAAATATATGTTGATGCATGAGGATCATCTATATTTTGCTTAACCCTCGGGTCAGTAATATAATTAGTAACAGGCATATCCAATCTATTTCTAATGAATGCGAATGTTGCAGATTCTGTTAAATCAATTACAGGTGACAAACTGGAATTGTTAGTTTCCATTCTTATACCAAGTGTTAATGATCTGCTTCTGGTTAATGTTGGTAGTTGATCAGTTTCATTTATTCTTGAGCAAACTAGTCTTGGTGTGGAAAGTCTGTTTGGTTCATTTAAAGATACGCTTTCATATCCTTGATCAATAAATGATGCTTCATTTCCTCCTGCACTTGTTCCGGAAACAGTTCTAAGTGTTGCAGAAACATTAGTATTTTCTGGATTGATATAATTGAAATATGGAATTATTTCATTAAATTGTATATTTTGTGTTGCTCTACAATTATTTCCACCAAAAGATCCAAAACTAGCAAAATTCAGCATATTAAAACCACTATTTTTATTAGCAGGTCTAACAAATTCAACATGATACTTGTCAATTTCTCTAGCACTAACTAGAACTTGATCTGTTGGCATATCATGTGAATTATTAATTCTAGTTAATGAAACTCCATTAAGTTCATATTTTCTAATAGAATCTCCATTTGAATGATTTCTAATAATTGACTCATTTTCTCCACGAGTGAGAAGCACAATGGATCCAACATTTACTCCACTGTAAGAAATAATTTCATCATTTACAATCACATATCCAGGATTACTTCCAGTAACAGGAGACCCTTCAAAGGTAGTGAAGTTTGAAGTATTTGCAATAGATATTGTAGTGTTTGTTGAGACAATGGCTGCCGATAAAGTTGTTGATGGAGTATCTGGTTGAATTCCACTAATATTTACTTTATTTGTATCGGAATGCATACCATGATTGTAATGACTAACCTCTAACACATTTCCAGTGTTTAAATTGCTAGAAATTGCGGAAGATCTAACGATTGTTCCTGCCATAGCAACTAATGTGCTATCATTATAATATGATACATCCTGATCTATTCCAAATGTTTCGCCCCGAACATTTGTTAAGTATAAAGTATCGATATTTGGAACATCGGTAACAACAATAGATGCATTTCTTCCAGAATTTCCAGATGAAGCAGTTGTAATACCTAACAAATCTCCATTTCTATAACCATTTCCAGTTGCTGCCATAGCAACACTATCAATCTGATTATTTGTGACTGTAATATTTACAGTTGCTCCAAATCCTTTGCCATTGATTGTATAAAGAGGAACTCCATTATAAGATCCATTCGAATAACCAACACCAACATTACCTATAGATACTGTGTTAATATTTCCACCTAAAGATTCGATAATTCCAGTATTTGAACCTTCTGCAACTTTGGTGCCTACAGTTAGGATATTTTGGAGAGCATATGTTGTTGAAATACCAACATCTAACTTTCTTGGTAAAGTCTTTATTGGGTTATTGGAAAGTTTTGGAATATTTGTATCAATAGTAGCATACGTGCTTCCAATAGAAATTGCTGGATTATGGAAGTATGCAGTTCCAGATGAAGATGCGAATTGTGCTTTATAAATTCTAAATTTTAAATCTTGAGAAATTACAGGTTGCCAAACAGATCCATTTTGAGGTTTAAATAAATTTCCTCCTGTATACTGATTAGAATAAATGACCTGATCTGCATCGGGATATGATTGAGTAGAAACCGTTGGTTGATTAGTCTCACCAATCCAAACTTCATAATCTTCAGAAGTTGGGCAGTATATTGTCAATGCATACTGTTTATTGGGTTGTACATATAATGGAGATGGTAAAGCAATCCTAGTAGGAACTGATCCATCAGTAGATGTTGTAATTTCTGATGGAAGAATACCAACTCTAGCATAATCTTGAATCAACTTATTCTTGGGTGTTCCACCAATATCAGTTTCTCTAATTTCAACAAACACTTTTTCGGTAGAATCTTTTTGTCCAAAATATAAATCAAGTTCAGTTATAAATCCACCAGTATTATCTGATCTAAATGTTTGTGAAAGTGGATCTCTCCTCAAAGCATTCAATGGAAGTGCTTGTGGCGATTTTCTAACTACAATACTTTCTGTATAGGTCTCAGAACTTAAAATTCCAGATGAATAAAATGTTGCTTCTGTGAATTTAACGTTATTATTACTTGAGTTTGAACTGCTGGTAGACAATTTGAAGGTTTTGGTTCCATTCCTAAATGTAGTTGCAGGAACTGGAGATCTTAGGGGATTTTTGATGAATAAACATCCAATTAAATCACCAACAACATCAGTTGTAAGAGATTGAGCATTTACTGTTGCCTGACCAGAACTTGTTTCTCCAATTAAAATCATTCCTTCAAAAACATAACCATAAAATCTTCCTTCAGAATCATCTGATAATGAAAAAGTATCGATATTAATTGTTGGAGTTGATGAGGAATATACAGTTGCTAAATCTAATGCTGGTGTATATGGATTCTTTTCATATACTGATGAAGGAGATGAATATGGACCAGTCTTATGATTTGCACTTGCTAATCTAAACGATGCTACCTTAACACCATCATTATATCCATATACAGTCTCTCCTGCTAGGAAAGATCCACTAGACATAGTGACTTGCAGTAATTTTGGTATGACATCAATATTTGAATTGCCGCCAAAGAAAGCATAATGATTTGTTGATGGTTGCAAAGCAGAAGCAGTAAACTCAATATTTCTAGATCTTAGTTTATCTGATGATCTAGAACTAGTTAATAAATTTGCAATGTATGAATTTGACCAATCACTTTGAGTTTTGA